GGGATTTGTAAAATTTTTAAAAATATTTTTGACAAAAGGGGGGCGCGGCTTTTTGGGGCCCGCGCCCTTTTACTGCTAAGACGATTCAACACTTGAAAGAAAGCGGAGCACACATTACTGCTTTGAGAGCCGGCTTACAAAGGCAAGGTGTCAAGTTTAGATAACTTCAAAAATAAAGGGTGGTGAGAAAATATGGACGAAGATCTGAAGATTGTACTAACAACCGAATTGGAAGCGGATGAGCAGGCTTCCGCACAACGAATTTCTGCGCAACTTCCTAATATCACAAAGCTGATCAATTCAAAGAGTAGCATTAAAATCGGTGTGTCTCTTGATAGCTCAAATATTCAGTCTGAAGCTCAAAAGGTCAGCCGTCAGATTTCTCAGGTTACAAAGACACAGGGGATTGGTGTTACACTAAATCTTGATAAAGGCTCTGTGAATAAGATTCAGCAGGAGCTTAACAATCTGAAAGTCAGTCCTGATGTTTCTCGCGCAATGACAGAGCAGTTGGATAAGATGGGTATTCAGATTGACCGCATTTCCGGTCGGTGGGAAGCGGTTAATGGTGAAGAGGAGCGGATGCTGAGTCTGACCATTCAGGGAACAGACCAAATGCAACGTGCCGTGACCTATCTCCAGACATATGATACTGAAACCGGAGAGATCAACACCCATTTGACCAATGTAACGGCAAATCTGAAACAGCAGCGTCAGGAAGCGGATCGACTGGCTGCAAAGGCTAAGGCTGATAACGAATCAAGAGTGGCATATTTGCAACGTCAAAAGTCTATTCTCGCAGATATCCAGGCTTCTTATGCTGGTGACACCTCTGCGAAGCCAGTACATGATGACGCCCATTTACAGCAACTGAACAGTGCGTATCAGGTACTAAATGATAAAATTTCTGAGCTAATCAGTAAAAATGGACAGTTGGATAAGGTTCAACGTGCATCACTTGAGTCTCAGATTGCCGATTTACAAAGGCTTGTTAAAGAATACCAAAACGCTGAGTATGTTGCAACAAAGCTACGGACAAAGGATATAGGGACGATTAAGAAAGATCAACTGTCTGGGATTGAAGCGTTGGAAAAGCGGTTGGAAGCCGCTGATACACTGACAGAGGATTTTCGCAAGAGAATCAATGCGCTGAAAACCGATCTCAGTAATGTGACCAACAAGGATCAACTGGTATCGTTTCTTAACAGCTTTGACCAACTGAATAACGATGTTTCTGTTTTCCAAGAGCGACTTCGTGGAGTAAACAGTATTTATCAACAGATTATTGCGGTTGAAAAGAAAATCACTTCTGTGCAATCGTCTATTACTGGTATGAACCCGCAAACCGACACAAATAAAATTGCGGCTTTGCGTGGTGAGTTGGCAGTTTTGGAAAGTCAGCGAGCATCCCTTGAAGGTCAGCTCGCTCCATATGCTGATATTGTGCAGTATGCAAAACAGGCCACAGCTTTAGAACAAAGCAGATTGTTGAACGGCACACAGCTGGTATACTCTCATATGGAGTTGGCGGATAAGGCAAAACAATATGATGCTGCTATGCGTCAGGTGCCAGCGACAATCGCTGATCTGGAAACTAAATTCACTCGCCTGACAAACCCGACAACCTCTTTAGTAGAGAATATGCGGCTGCTTCGAGAAACGGCAGCGCAATATAGCTCGGATATGGGCGCACAAGAAAAGGTTCAAACCTATGAGCGTTTGAAAGTGCTGATTGGCTCATGTAGCAAGGAAATGTCTCAACTTTTGCGTGTGCAAAATGGAGACTTAGGCAACTTCAAATTCACTCAAAATCTTGAAAAGGCCAAGGCTGACCTTGAGACTGTTGGCCGAACATGGAGTGCATTAAAACACGATCCTGGTCTTAACGCACAATTTCGGTATCTCCAAGAGAGCTTAAAACAGGTCAATAACCAGATGGATCTGACCAAGTGGACAGCGCAATTCAGTACGTTTAAGTCAGAGGTCAAAGCCGCTGGTAAAAATATGCAGTCTTTGGGCGATGTCTTAAAAAACAATGTTGGTAAGGTTTTGCAGTGGGTGTCTGCTACTACATTGTTGTTCAGGGCGTTTCGTCTTTTAAGGTCTGCAATCAGTACGATTGTTGACCTTGATACTGCAATGGTTGATTTACGAAAGGTAACGATTGCTACTGAAACGGAGTATCAAAAGTTTTACTTGACAGCTAATGAAACCGCTAAAAGACTTGGAGTGACAACGGAGGAAATTATTTCCCAAACTGCTGAGTGGGCACGACTTGGGTTTGCTATGCAAGATGCCGCAAAACTGGCAGAAAACTCCGCAATTTTTGAAGCGATTTCTCCTGACATGGATATTACCCAGGCGACGGATGGCTTGGTAAGTATTATCAAGGCATTTGATATTGAGGTAGAAGATTCCATGGATGGCATTATCTCAAAGGTCAATGATGTTGGTAACAAATTTGCCGTTTCTAATGGTGATGTTGTTGAGGCTTTGACAAGAAGTTCATCCGCTATGGCGTCTGCCAACAATACATTTGAGGAGACTGTTGCCCTGGCTACTGCGGCTATCGAAATCACGAGAGACGCCGCCAGTGTCGGTAATGGACTGAAAACCCTATCAATGCGGATTCGCGGGTACGACGAGGAGACGGAAGAGTTTTCTGAAGATGTGGCTATACTGACTGGTGAAATTGCTGATCTAACCAAGACTGCAAGTAAGCCAGGCGGTATCAGCCTCTTTGAAGTAGGAGATCCTGACACTTACCGTTCTACTTATGATATCTTGGCCGATATCGCAGATATTTGGGATGAACTTACCGATAAAAACCGTGCTAAGTTGTTGGAAGCTCTTTTCGGAAAGCGTCAAGCACAGATTGGTTCTGCCATTCTTTCTAATTTTGATCAAGCGAGAAGCGCTATTGATAAGATGGAAAAGAGTGCCGGCAGTGCTGATCGTGAGATGGAGAAGATCACTAATTCGCTGGAATACAAATTGAACGCATTGCAGGAAACATGGGTTGGTGTAGCTCAAAATTTGTTCCAGACTGACGATCTGAAAGTGGTTGTCGATGGCTTGACTGCAATTTCCGAAGTGATTGGTGCGCTTACTGGGCAACTTGGCCTATTTGGTACGGTTGGCCTTGTTGTTGCCGTTGCGGGTTTAATTCGTTTTTCTAATACGTTAAAATCTGTCAATACGACGGTTGCCCCAGTGTTGCAAACATTGTCTGGTGTCAGTTATGACAATACGACAGCAAGTGCCTTGCGGTATGCGGCAGCTTTGAGCAGCCTCGATCCGATTCAGCAAAAGTTGGCTATGAGTATGCTTGGTTTGAATGCCGAGCAAAAAGAACAAATCAGTACCATGATGACTGCTATTGCGATTGCAAGGCAATACAATGTTGCACAGCTTGAACAAGCTCTCGGTATGCAAGCTGGCACCATTGCAAATAATTTGAATATCGCATCAACTACTATGGTCACAGAAGAAGTTCTGAAAGCTGCAATGGCAAACGGCGTGTTGAGAGCTGAACAGCTGAAAGAGATTGTTACAACTAATGCTCAAACAGCCGCTAATGCAGCTGGTGCGAAAGGCTTTTTAACTTTGGGAGCAAGTGCAAAGGCTGCTGGTGCCGTTATGATGGCAACACCTATGGGATGGATTTCTTTGCTTGTTGGTGTCTTGCCACTCGCTATTACAGGCATTTCAAAATTGTATGATTGGCTTGTTGTGACAGCGGAAGAAGCGTATTCAACTGCTGAGGAATACAAGAAGTCCTATGATGAGGCGACCGCAGAGGTTGAGGATCTGAACTCTGAGCTGGAAACAAACAAAAAGCGTCTTGAAGAGCTTTATCGTTTGAGCGATAATGGTACAATTACTCTTATTGAGCAAGAGGAATTGGAACGATTAGAGCGCACAAATGCTGCACTGGAAACTACCATTGCCCGCAAGAAAGAAATTGCGGAAATGGATGCGAAAGAAGCCAATAAGGGTTATGTAAGTAGTTATAACAAAACAAATTTCACCTCTAACCGGCAGGATGTGCTTCTTGCAGAGCAATCCGCTATTTATGACAATCCATTGTATCAGAAGTATCTTAAATGGACTGACATATACACACAAGATGAGGTGGAATGGGTTTCCGATGAAGAGCTTGAAAAGGCTGGCGAGTTATATAACCGGCTATATGAAATCAATAATATGCTTTCTAATGGCTGGGATGATGATAATGGCACATGGCTAAATGAAAGTGTTGATTACGCCACTCATGTTGAAGAACTGGTTGACACCTATAATGATCTAAATACATTGCAGGAGTCTGGTGTTGCACTTTCTGAGACGCAAAAAGGTCTATTGGAAAGCACGCGGGCTGAACTTGTGGAACTCGCTGATAGTCTTGACGAAGATTATCTTTCTCAATATGTCGGTGAGGATACGAACACTGATGAATGGAATCGTCTTCTTGACCTAATCAATAAGACAATTTATGCGGCGCAGTATTTTCAAGAAAAACTGACTGATCTTCCAGATGATTGTTATAATCAGATGGAGGAGCTTGGTGGCGAGGCCGAATTAACCGCTGACAAGGTTATGGCGCTTGCTAATGAGTTCCCAGAACTGAACGCATGGATGAGTGAATCCGGTTATACAGCAGAGGATGTTGCAAACCATTTTAATGCTATGGCTGCTGCGGAGGATAATGCTGGTGACTCAACATCCAAATATGAGGCAAAGCTGAGTTCCCTCACCGATGTTTTGTCAGATTTGCAGGAATCGTATGATGCCTTGGAATCTGCTCAAAATGATATGGCAACTGGTGATGGTTTATCTCCAGATACGATTGAGGCTCTTGCAGATGCGGAGGAAAATTATCTCAATTATATCTATGAAGAGAATGGTGTTGTCAAGCTAAATACTGAGGCGTGGAAAGAAAATGCCAATGCTAAAATGCAGAGCGAGATAGCGGAGATTCAAAAAGAGATTGATTCTTTGGAAAAAGAAAACGCTGTTTTGCAGGAAACCATTGATCTGTATAATGAAAAAGCGTATGATACAGACAATATGGCGGAGATGGACTCCTATTTCCGTATTGTAAACGAAGCGACTGATGCTCTTAAAGAAAATAATGCCGCTATTGAAGAAAATCAAGCAAAGCTCGCCCTTTATGGGAGTCTGTATGGTAGTATTACTGGTGATTTAGACGCATATACCTCAGCGTTGAACAACTTCTCCAATATAGCGAATACTATCGACTCTGTATCCGATTCTTTCCAGACTCTTGCTGATTTGCAGGCTACTGTTGCAAATGGTTTTACTATGTCATTGGACAAGGCTATGGAGTTTGCAAAGGTTTATCCTGAAATTCTCAACAGTGCCACGGTGAGTTCAAACGGTCAAATTGCGCTAAACGAAAATGTTGTCAATTCGTTTATTCAAGGCAAAAAAGCCGAACTGGATGCGCAAATCGACGTAGAAATTGCGCAGTTAGAAGCGGATAAGGCTGTGCTGGAAGCAAAGATGCAGGCGGCTCAGGCGCAGCTTGATCTTGCCAAAAATGTTGGCGAGGGCGAGGGACAAATTGCCAAAGAACTTGCTGAGTATCGTATCAATGCTGGTAACGCAGTTGCGGAAGCCATGATTGATGCAGGAGTTGATGAAGCGACTGCTTTCAAGTTGGCTGCATTGGCTATGGCCCAAAATGCGGAAGAGTTTGACCGTGTTGCGATGGAGGTTTGCACAGATGTAAACGGCAACTTTAATCAGGCCGCTTATGATTTGGCGCAGACGATGTATAACAACCTTACCAATGTCAAGACAGACCTTGCATCTGTTGCAACACAGGCTCACGAAACGGCCAAGGCCATTGCAGGCATTGCAGACGGTTCTGTGTCTGGTTCTTCTGCTATGCAAGGTGGATCAGGTGGTGGCACAGGCTCTGGTGGAATCACTCTCAATTTGACGAAAGGGAGTTTCGAGGGTACTGAGTACACCTATACCGCAAAGGAATCCGGTTTAGAGGACTATATCTCACAGATTGAGCTGGACATCTCGAACTACCAAGACGCTATTGCTCAGATTGACGGTCAAATTGCTACGCTGAAAGCTCTGAAAAACATTCCACTAAAGGATTTCCGTAGTAGTTCTGGTAGTGGTAGCAGCAGTGGATCAACGAAAGAGGTTGAGGAATATATTGCTTCTATCGAAGATTATCGTGAGGCTATTGAGCGTTTGCGTAAAGCACAAGAGTATCGTGCTGAAACAGAGCAAAGGATCGACAATACCGACGATCTGAAGCAGAAGATTTTGCTGGAACGCCAGCTTATTGGCGCTTATGCCGAAGAACAGAGTGCTTTACACAATCTGAATAATCAGCGGGACAGCACTATCAGTGCTGGTGCAAAGGCTCTTCGTGAACTTGGTTTTGCAGTGCAATATAACGCTGACACCAATGAACTTTGGATCGAGAATATGGAGCACCTAAACGAGTTGACCGCTGACAGCAAGGGTGAATATGACACACTGCAAGAGGCTACAAATGCTCTGCGTGAGGAAACGGAAGACCTCATCAATTCACTGGAAGACCTGAATGACGCAAATCGTGAGGGTTCTGATAGCTGGTGGGAGTTGAAGTATAGCACGGAGGCTGCACACAAAGAAATCTTGCAGTTGCTTGATGATATTGTGTCGGAGGCTTCTGATGCGGTTGACTCTATTCAAGATGTCTATGACACACTCCATGATGCTGCGGATGAGTATGCGGCAAGTGGTTTTATCACTATTGATACTCTTCAGAGCATTATTGACCTTGGCATGAAGTATGTAACGTACCTCATTGATGAAAATGGTCAGTTGGTTATCAACGAAGAGCGCATTCGTGATGTGATTGCGGCGAAGACACAACAGCTTGCCATTGAAAGTTCTCTGTCTTATGTTGAGGCTCTGCGGATTGCAAAGCGTGATGATGATATCGCAACGCTGAATGATTTGCTTTACGCTACACAGGAAACCACAGATGCCACATGGGGTCTTGTATATGCGAACCTGGCTATGGCGGGTCTTGACCAAGATCAGTACCAAGCGGCCTTGGACAATATCAATGCAATCCGTGCCTTGGCTGATAGTGCGATACACAGCATCGGACAAACGGCTGACAGTGTAACGGATGAACTCAACGCTATGAAAGACGGTGTTGATGACATCTTAAAATATGTCATGGATATGCTGAAACAGCGAATCAATGACCAGATTGACGCACTGGAAGATATGAAAGATGCTTACTCTGAAATCATCGACAAAAAGAAAGAGTCGTTGGAGGCCAGTAAGGACGAAGCCGACTATTCTAAGACGATGGCAAAGAAACTCAGAGAAATCGCCAAACTGCAAGCAGAAATTGACGCTCTTAGCCTGGATGATAGCCGTGAGGCACAGGCTGAAAAGGCGAAACTGCTGGAGGAAATGGCGGAGATTCAAGAGGATCTTGCGGAGGATCAAGCTGATAAGAGCCTGGACGCTGCTCAGGACGCATTGGACGATATGGAAACTGCTTACCATGCAGAAAAGGATAAGGAAATTGCCATTTTGGAGGACAGTATTTCTTCCTATCAGAAACTCTATGATATGGCGATCGACTATATCTCTAACCATTGGGATACGCTGTACTCTGAATTGATTGTTTGGAATACTCAGTATGGTGATGTTCTGAACAGTGAGATTACAACGGCGTGGGAAAACTGTCTTGCAGCCGCCCAGCGGTATGGAAGTTATGTTTCTGCTTTGAATAGTATTGGAGCAGATGTTGAGGCTTCCAAAGGCAGTAGTAGCAGCGGAAACTCTGGCGGAAATCTCCAAGTCGGTAAAACCAATTATGACAATTCTTCCTCAAATGAAGAGATGATTCACGCTATCATCAAGGAAATGTACGCTAACAGTCAGGCACACCACGCCGCAGATCAGGCTGGAAAAGCCAGATTGAGCAATCGCAATTTGCAGCTTGGCGCTATGTTGGCGCAGTACGGAGTTTATACGCACCGTGACAATGGTACATGGTATATGGATGGCTCTAATCAGTTGCTCTATGATAAGTACAAGAAGTACCTCTATCATAAAGGCGGTATTGCTGGTGATGTTGGTACGCTCAAGGATAACGAAATCCTTGCAACGCTGGAAAAAGGAGAACCTGTACTCACCAATCGGATGTGGGACACTGTGACTACAATGGTGGAACGTATGGGTCGCATGGCGGAGACATTCACTAATACGCCTATTACCGCTATGTTGCCCTCTTTGCCCGAATTTGCCAAGGTGGGTGATACGGTCAATAATGTGACTACAAGTAATCAGCCAGTGCAAATCAGTATTGGCGATACCATTATTCAAGGCGACGCCAGTCCAGAGACGGTACAACAACACGTTAAGGTGACGCGGGATATAATGAACCAAATCGCCAGACGAATGGGGTTGAAACTTTAACACAGCTGTAGGCGGGGAGAAAACTCCCCGCCTTTTCCTATATATGAAAAATCAAAAGTGAGGAGGTGTAGTGAATTGTACCGAACCTATGAGTTTACTTTTGCTGACACGCCAGCGTCGTTGTATGGAATGTTTGTATGTGATTTCGGTAGCAAAAAGCATAGCGATAACGCTTTTGGCAATCGTGCTAATATTGTAGAGACACGGCTTCCACAGCGAGTTACCCCGTTGCACTATGGAGTACGTTACCATGATAGCCCGTTAGAGTTTACTCTGATTTTTGGAGCAGAAGAAGAGATGGATCGCTACCAACTCCAAGAGGTATCAAACTGGCTGACTGGATACCAGGACTATCAATGGTTGTCTATTGATCAACCTGATATGGAGCATATTCAGTTTCATTGTTTGATTCAATCTTTAACGCCAGTCAGTGTTAAATGGCTTCCATTTGCGTTTGAGGCAAAGATTATTTGTGATTGTCCATATGGATACAGCTATCCTTTTGAAGAGAAGATTGAATTTGCTGGAACGACAAGTGTTCGTTTTTACAATGACAGCACTATTCGAGAACATCTTCGCCCAGAACTCCGTATAAAGCTCACAGCTGGATGCAAGAGTTTTTCAGTGACAAATAAGACCACGGGATCTGTTATGCAATTCACAAACCTTCCTGGAGGCGGTATTACGATTCTTGTGGATAACGAGAATGAGATACTTCAAGATGCGGATAACCGATACGACTTGTATGAGTATTTCAACTTTGAATTTTTTGATTTGGCTTCTGGCGATAACGAACTTGTGTTTAACGGCACAGGAGTCGTGACAATTAGTGGTAGGTATCTATACAACGTCGGAGCATAACGAGGGAAAGGAGGTCGGAGATGTATCTGAACTACGCAAAAATTAAAAACGGTCAGAAAAAGCAGCCACAGCTTAGGCTTCGCACTCTGGCCGGAAAAGAGTTGGGTGTTATCCCATATGTCCACAATCTCACATTTTCTATCAATTATTCTGATTTAAGTACGATTGAGTTTACGGTTCCGTACTATGTCAATGGAATGATTAACCCTCTTTATAGTGCATTAACCAGTTATAAGGTTATCTACACAGAGGAGCTTGGAATCTATATTCTCGTGTCGCCTCAGAAATCAGGAGACGGAGTACAGGAGACAAAAACAGTACGAGGATATTCTTTGGAGCAACAGTTTCAAGGGAAAATGCTGTTTTTGGAAGAGGGTACTTATAATTTTTGGAACCCTGTCAATAGTGCAGACACCGTTCTTGGACGTATTGTTGAGCTTGATCCAAGTTGGCACATTGGGTATGTATCGCCTCGCTTGATTGGGTGCTATCGGACATTTGACGAATATGACAGTGATGCCTTAAGTTTCTGTTATGGCGATGCTATGGAGAAATATAGCTGTGTGTTTGTTTTCGATGTGTATGAAAAGAGTATCAGCGTGTATGATGCTACAATGGAGGCAGACACTCTTCCAATCTATTTGAGCTATGAAAATCTGGTCAAAGCTGTTGATATTGAAGAGATCACCGATGACCTCACAACAAAACTACATCTGTACGGATCGGATAATCTAAGCATTCGGAGTGTGAATCCCACTGGCACAGACTATATTGTAAATCTCGACTTCTTTCTTTCTAATGGTGATTTAGATGTCAGGGTTGGCAATAGTAATGTTACTCTTGCGGATAGGGTGCGCAGTTGGCAGGTTCAGATTGCGGCGAAGCAGACTTATTACTCTGGGTTGGTTGCCGCTCGTTCATCTTTAACGGCACAGAAGCTGGTTATGGATGCAGAATTAACAGAACTTAATGGTGAGCTTGACAGTTTGACAGCCCAACAAAGTGTAACGATCCAGGCTATTGCTCTTGAGAAGACATCACAAGGTAAGAATACACAGCAGGCAAAATTGAACGAAATCAACAGCCAAATTACTGCAAAGAACAATGAAATTGCGAATCAGGAATCAAGGATCAAAACGCTTGAAAAAGATATTGCGAGCTACAATACCAGCATTTCAGCTGTGAATAAAGAACTTGGGTATAACTATTACTTTACTGATGCAGAGAGGAAGATTCTTAACCAGTATCTAATTGAAGGTGATATGGAAGATGAAACCTTCGTTGCGACTGATATTGACACGTCCGCATCTGCCGCAGTTTCAAAAGTGTCTGGCAACATTGCGGTCAGCGGCTCTTCGCTGTATAGAGTTTCACTGACCGATTTTAACAAAATGATGTATATGATTACTGGGGGCAAATTGACGCTTGCGAACGCCGGCATTACAGCGGAGATTGTGAGGGGAACACTTGAGGTAAACAGTGGGAACGCCTATGTGTTGACCTGCTATCTTGGAACTACCTCTTATAATGGACGCAATTTTTCAAGAGGGTTAATTACGATCTCTGGATGGCTTTCACAGTTTTCCAGCGATATTTCGCTCAATTCCGACCATGAAGTTTCAGAGTATAAAGGTACAAGGTTTTCTTTCCAGACGACGAACGCCGATACCTATTTCACAGTAAATACCAGTGATTTTCAGAAATATTCTGTTGAGATGGAACTGTATGACTTCGGTATGGATGTGCTGGACGATTATGCGTGGCCTGTATATGAGTTTAGTGTGGACAGTGCGAATTTTCTCTACCACGATAAATTTGAACCGTTCAAAAATAAATTGGAACTTGGCAAAGCGGTTCATCTTCAAATGGGGAGTGATGGACTGCTCAGCGCCAAAATCATTGGCGTAGAACTGAATTTTGATGATATAAGCAGTTTCAATCTTTTGTTCTCCAATCGGTATCAGTTGAAAGATGGGGAGCATTCTGTGAAAGAACTGACCAACACCGTGAGTAGATCCAGCCGAAGCATCAATGCCAGCAAGTATACCTATAATCGCTCTGCTGAGAGGCTGACAGAAGTTGAAGAAATCATGCAGCAACAGTTGGTAGCGGCTGTCCAAAACATCGTTAATAAAGAAGATCAAACAGTTCTTATTAACGGCTCTGGTATCAACATCGGAGGAAAGTCCAACTACCAGATGCGTTTGGTTGACAATATGATCGCTATGACTGACGATGGTTGGAAAACGGCAAAGTTGGCGATTGGTCTGTTTGCTACTGAGGCTGTTGGAACTCAATGGGGTGTCAACGCTGAAATGCTGGCCGGCAATGTGATGATTGGCAATAAGTTGATTTTGCAGAACGTCAATGATGACGGCTATATGATGTTCCAGGTGGATTCAACTGGAGCATGGCTTTATAACGCCCAATTTGTCCTTCAAGACGAAAAGACGGGCGGGCTGATTATCGCTGATCCGAAGTATGGCATTGTAGGTGGAACAAAATTACTGTTTGATACAAACGGTACACGGGTAACTCCTGAGTTCATGGATAACACAGGAGAAATTACCTACGACAGTGATGGTATGCCTAAGAATGCGAACTTCTATCTGGACATCAAAAATGGAAACGCATACTTTCGTGGAAAGCTGATTGCTCAGAGTGGAAAAATTGGTGGGTATACCATTGAAAATGGGTATTTACACTCAGGAAGTAGTTCTAACTATGTTGCACTAAACGGTGGTACTGATGTATATTCTCTATTTGCAATTTGGGCAGGTAATGCAAACCCAAATAATGCTCCATTCTGGGTGAAGAAAAATGGTGACTTTCATGCAAAAAATGGTGATTTCAGTGGAACGCTAAGTGCTGCAAAACTTAGTGGAGCTTTGACAGCTCTTGACGGCGCAGAGATTATTGGGCCTGCTATTTATGTGCCAAATAAGTCTAACCCAAAATTCAAAGTTGATTCTGCTGGCAATGTGAGTATGACTGGCAATCTGACTTTAAGTAGTGGCGCAATTACTTGGAACAATCTATCTTCGAGTGTAAGAAATGAGATTGACGGCGCATATGATGCTGCTGCCGCCGCTGCAAGGGATGCCGCAGAAGCGGCAAGCGATGCTTATGAAGCTGAAAGGCTTGCGAGAAGAATTGCAAACGGTGAGTTCAACAACGGAACATTTATCAATGGTACTGAAATTTATAGCCCAACTATTTATGCAGACGAGTTTATTGTAAAGCCTAAAAATACCGCTGGGAATAGTAGATGGACTGGTGGATACAGTATGTACGGCTACTTTGGAAGCTGGCTTTACAAAATGCTTTCAATTTCCTATGTTGATACAGGATTCGGGCCAGAGGTTGAGTTCTGGAGTCCAGATGGTGCATATGCTTACTGGGCTTTCCCACGAACTTCTTTCCATGGTCATTTGGATTTTTCACAGGCGATTGTTGAAGGATTGTCTTTGGATGCAAAATTTGGATAAGGTGGTGGTCTGAATGGCTTCATTTACCGTATCATGCACTGACACAACAGTTACAATGAGGGTATCTGGCCTTAAAAGCGGACAAAAAGTTCGCTTTTATGTAAGAATTGACCCTGGAAGCACAGTTTATGTAGATCGAACATTTACCGCAACATCATCGTCATTATCCAAATCGTTTAGTGGTTTGACTCCTGGCACAGACTATGCTTGTAATGTTAAATTGGATGATACAACATGGATTGGGACAAGGTACTTTACTACCGACACACCGGAGATAAAAGTTGATCCATGGTCATGGTCACAATCAAATGGGGACGCCTCCGCATCACAGACAAGAGCCGCTTACTCTGCCGTCAGTAGTAAAGGTAGGGTAAGCGACTTTTCGTATCTGGTTTGGAATGACATGGTGAATAAAGTAAAGGAAATACTTGATTCACAAGGGCTTTCCTGGAATAGTAGATTTGCTTCATACGCTGGCACGTTAATGGGTTCTGGGAGTAGAACTTTAACCGCCACTAAATTTAATTCACTTCGATATAATATCGGATTGCATTATTCAACCGGAATTGACACCGTTTATCGTGGAGATACGGTATATGGTTGGTACTTTACTACATTGGCAAGCTGTATAAATTATTGGCTTGCGGGCCGTTAAGGAGGATATAACAATGACTAAAATTGAGATTGCACAGCATATTGCAAATGCGCACAATCGTCTGACGCAGATTCAGGTTTGTGGTGATGGTGCTATTCTGATGGGTGATACACTGAAAGAGCTTCGCCTTTTGGTGCAGGAACTTCAAAAGGATATTGAGGCAGAGGAAGCATTGGCAGCAGAGGCTGCGGAGGAGGAGCAGGCTGAGAACAAAGAGTAAGGAGGGAGTGCTATGCACATTCCAAATCCATACACACTGCCAGCATTTGATTTTGTTGGCGGCTCAACACAGGATCTGATTTTCCATTGCTATTTCTTCAAAACAAAAAAGCCAAATGATTTGTCCGCTTGTGTAGCGGACTTTTCTATTATCAATTTTGTGAACAAGAATGGTAAGCCTCTTCTTTCAAAGCAAATGGATATCGGTTCAGATCCTGACCGAGATGGTGATGTAAGCAATGTGGTTCGTGTCACATTGGACTCCAAAGATACGCTGAATTTGCCTGCGGGTAAGTATATTTATCAAATTACTATCCGTGATATTTCTGGTGAGGTGGAGATTCCGAATCAAGGGATTATCCATATCATCAAGAATATTAACCAGGCTTTTATTCAGTAAAAAAATGACACGTAAATCAAAGAAAGGATGGAAGATATAAGATGACTACGACATATTTTTTGAATCTTGCCGCTGGTAATATTTATCGAACAAAGGAAGTTCCGGCTATTCCTACTGAGTATTGGATTGGCCTGAGTACTACTGCGCCAAATCTTAACGGTACGAATGTTACTGAGCCTGCGGCGAGCGCTGGGTATGCGCGGGTTAAGCTGGATATGCTGAGTGAACCTGCTTCCGGTGTTGTTACAAATGAAGCCAATATCGACTTTAATGAAAGCACTGCAAGTTGGGGAACTGTGACGCACTTTGTTGTGTTTGATGCCCAGAATGGCGGTAATCTGCTTCAGTACGGCGCACTGTCAACACCTCGTTCTGTTGAGGCTGCGACCATTATGACAATCAAGACTGGATACCTGAACCTGTCTGTTCAGAACCCAACATGATTATAAGAAAGGTGGAGTAGCACAATGCCAAAGGAATTTGATATTTTTCTGAAGAGACACGTTATCGAATGCGATTTGCTTGTCTACTCCATCCCATATCGTGACGGTATCTCTGTAACAGATCGTTTGATTTTAGATGCTGCACTTGAAGCCTATTCGCTCTATAAGTTTGTAGCGGTTCAGACTGGCTCTGTGCTTACGGCGCACATTGACGAGATGATGAAACTGTGTAAGGAGCGACTGAGTATTGGAATTGAATTTGGTGCAACGGCAGAAATTGAAGTGCATAACAATCTGTACTTACAAAGCGATCCTATTATTTTGAACACACCAGCGGTTGAGACAATCGAACTGGTGATGAATGAGTTTCAAAATGGGCTGATTCTGGCGGCTGGTGATATTGATACACAAGTTGCTTTATCTGCTGGCAAGGTAAATCTTGCTATGCTTCTCAATGCAGAGGTAACAGAAACAAGAAAGACGAGTCTGATTAGGCCAGATAGCAGATTACTTTTGAATGCAGATATTCAGGAAATCAACCAGCACAATTTTATTGATGCAGATGCTACATTAGAGATTGACGCAACACTCCAAAGCCTATGTTATCAGCTTACGATAGAAGCCAGTGCTGCTTTTGAACTTATGGCAATGGTTATTGGTACTGAGATACGACACTCGCTTGGTAGGTGGTATAACGGGCTTGCTATCGGCGCTGTTGTAAAGGGAACAGCGGCGCAAAAATTTGAACGTGCATGGGCGGTTATCCACCTCATGGAGAGTGCGACAGGAACATTATTAAAGGTTCTCTATCCAGAGAGCTATGGCATGGTGCTTGATGTTGCGGATGCGAATTTTGGACTGAAGCGATACCGGCTTCTTAGTGAAGTGGATGATCTGACGTTGGGAGATATTGACGATATGACGCTTGGTGAGCTTGATTGGGTTGAGCTTACATGAGTTGACGGATGGAAAGGAGGTCAAGTATGTCACAAGCACATTTGGGCAGTTTCAACGGTGTTGTTACACCTAAAGTAAATATGCTGGATATTTTCAAGAAGAAAGAGATTGAAGATAACCCAAACAGCATTTTGAATTTTGGTGATATGGTGCTGAAAAAGTTCGGCATTTCTGCTCCGGTTGGAACAGTTATTGAAATTAACGGGAAAGAAATCCCGCTGTTTACCGGAGTGTTTGAATTGGGTATGAACCAGATTGACATTACCTCTTTGGTCTTTCCAGAGGCGGTTAGTGTCAACATTTACTATATGTTTTAGTGGGAGGCGATGATTTTATGGATATGCCATTCATGGTCGCACTGAAATTTAACAGCGGCGGTGGTTCTGGTGGCTCTGGCGGCAAAGATGGTGTCGGCATCGCATCTCTGGACATTAACGATAATGGTGAGTTGGTTATTGTGCTGACCGATGGACGAGTGAGAAACCTTGGAAAGATTGTTGGTGCGGATGGCGCAGTATATGTGCCTCATATTGATGACCAAAAAGTTCTTTCATTCACAATCGAAAAGAACGCAGAGGATGTGCCCGATCCCGTTAAACTTGGCGGAAGTGGAACTGATTCTGCCGATGTTGTCACAGATGAAGAGGTTAAAGAAATGCTTGAGGAAGTTTTCGGAAAGCAGGGCGGCACTGGAGGCGGCACAGGTGGTGGCGAAACCGGTGGAGATGTCCTTGATGAATCCCGCGTTGCCACGGATGCTGAGGTATTTGAGATGCTGGAGGAGGTCTTCGGCAAGTCTGGTAGCGGAAGTGGCGGAGGCGGAGGTAACACAGGCGATGTGGATGATAACCAGGTCGCTACCGATGCTGAGGTGGCAGAAATGCTAAAGGAAGTTTTCGGTTGATAACCGTTAGCTTATAAGAAGAACAGGATTACGACAAAAACAAGGAGGAATTTGTTATGGCTTATGATGTGAGCAAGCTGACCAGACTGCAAGACCTGAAGAGTCTGGCAACCAAAATCAACGATGATTTTGCGACCAAAGCGGAGGTTTCCAATCTTGCTAACGCTTTCAAGTCCGGCCAGGTGATTGGTAATACCGTTAAGCTGTATACCAGCACGGACAAGTCTGGTACTGCTGCGTTCGAGTTTGACTTCCCCGCAGAGCTATTCCTGGATCAGACCAAGACCCAGTTCGTGCCTGCGTTCGCTTTCTCAACGGCTACCTATGCCGGCGCGACCGATCCTAACCTGGATGGTAAGCCCGTTATGGTTCTTGCTGTCAAGGGCGAGGACAACGAGATTACTTACTCCTTCCTGGATATGGCCGCTCTGGTGGATACCTACAAGGCCAAGGCTGGCGACGGCACCGCTACTGTGACTGTGAGCGGCTACGAGATCAGCGTGAATGTGAACATCTCCGCTGAGGCTGATAACGCTCTGGTGAAGAAGGATGACGGTCTGTATGTACCAAAGGCTGATGTTGTCGATATCAGCGGCAAGACCGACAAGGTTGACGGTGCTACCGCTGGTAATTTTGCCGGTCTGGATGCAAACGGCAATCTGACTGACAGCGGCAAGGCTCCTACCGACTTCTCCAAGGTTGAGGCCAGCGACACCGCAGGCGCAATCAAGGTCGATGGTACTGACGTGACCGTCGTGGCGATTGCTACCGATGCTGAGGTTACGGAGATGCTGGATGAGGTGTTTGGCACCGGCAGTACGGGTGATGACGAGAATCCTTGATCTCATGTAGCGGCTATATGAAGAGGGGCAGCTTCGGCTGTCCCTCTTTCTCTATATAAACGGATGGAGGTGAATCCTATGGCAGCGATTGACAAGGTTCCATATCTGAAACACTTGAAGCAATTTGGGATCAGGGAGAACGCCTTGATCGGACAGGTTGCCAAGACTGCAGCTGACGCCATTGAGGAGCAGGCACAGCAAATTGGTGATCTGTCGGACAGACTCGACAATGTGGGCGCGGCAGGGCAAGTCAGCCATGCAGTCAGCGCTATCCTGACTGTGGTTGGGTGGACTGATGGCCGTCAGAAGGTCACGATTGAAGGGCTGAAAGCGGCACAAGATGGCGTGGTTGGTTTGGCACAGGATATTTCTACGGCAGAACGTGAGGCGGTCGCCAATGCTGAAATGTACGTCTGTGGGCAGGAAGATGGTGCCTTTACCATCGCATATGGAGCTGAAAAGCCGACGTGTGATATTCCTATTGCCGTGATTCTGTTCGGTTGATGGGGGTGGACGTTTTGAAGCAGACAGACAATATTGGGCTGTATCTGGAGGACGACGCTTCAGCGAAGTTCAAAGAGTGGCGTGAAAAGATGAACGGCCTCACCAACTCGAACATGGTGTTGATTGATGAAGAATTGTTCAAGAGAGCGCTGAAAAGTGTGTATGTTGCGGCAATTCTGAAAACGAATGATTGGACATGGAACGGAGCCACCTATGAGCAGACCTTGAAGATTGAAGGGATTACTGCCGAGACAAACGGCATTATCGGCGTAGGGCATAGCCTTACCGCTGAACAGTTTGACGCAGTTTGCATGGGTGAGCTAATGACCGGGGAGCAGACAGATGGGGCACTCACTATTCTCGCTAATGGTGATAAACCCTACTGCGATATCCCGGTCATTATCATTCTATTAGGATGAAAAGGAGGTAACTATGCCTATTATTGGTAACTTTCCCGGTGGAAGCGGTGGAAGTGGTGGCGGCGGTCTTGTGCTTGCTTCCGTGACGGGAATTAAGGCTTTGTCAGCTGCTGGCAAAGTCTATGTGAAGTGGACAGACCCTGATGACCTGGTGGTTGCTGGCTCTGCGCTGGCGACATGGGGCGGCACCATTCTGGTGCGTAAGGCGGGCAGCGCCCCGGTCAGCCGCCGTGACGGTACTGTGGTTCTGGACAGCAAGACTCGGAACGCTTATATGGACACCTATTTCTGCGATAGCGGACTGACGGACGGTGTGCAATACTTTTATAAGTTCTTCCCCTATACAACCAGTGGCGGCTATACTGATAGCCCTGACGCCGTATTCAACGCTACGCCGAATCCTGTGCCTCTTGGAAATGTGTCTGGTATGAGCGCTGTTGCGGCTGGTAACGGTAAGTTGGCGATCAAGTATGCCGATCCCGCAGCAACGATTGTGACCGATAGTATCACCATGGCGACTTGGGCAAAGACGGTCGTGGTCGTCAAGGAGGGGTCTTATGCAACCGACCCTGATGATGCCGATGCCGCTTTTCGGCAGGTTGTGACAACTCGGAATCAATATGCCACCACTGCGCTCACTGCGACCGGCTTGAAGAATGGTACTACTTACTACGTATCGTTCTTCCCTGTTTCCACAGATGACGCCATCAATACCAATACGGCCAACCGTGTGAGTGGGGTTGCTGACCGTATGGAGATTACGGTTGCTCCTAAGCAGAGCGGTACGCTGACCTATAACAAGGCGGCGCAGACCCCCAGCTGGGATAGTGGGTACGACAGTACCAAGATGACGATGAGTGCTACGGCTCAAACCAATGTGGGAACCTATACTGGTTATGCCACACCCAAGGACGATTACAAATGGGCGGCATCTCTGGTGGTGTCTGGCATGGTTGACAATTTGGCGGCAAAGCCCATTACCTGGAAGATCAACCAGGCCACGGGCACATTGACGCTGACGCCGAGCAGCCTGACACTGAATAAGGACGCTCTGACAGGCGATTTTACCATCGGTGGAGACTTTGACGGCACCTATTCCGTGGTGTCTCAGGATACCAGTGTTGCTACGGTGGCGTTGAAGAGTGGTAAGACCTACACTGTGAGCAGTGTGAGTAACACAACGGGCAAAACCACCATTAAGGTCACTTGCACTGGCGGTATCAATTATACGAACCCTGCCGAAAAGAGTGTGGAGATTACGGCACAATTCCTTCCGGCTGTTGGAACGGCGCTGAATGATTGTTCCTGGGATGACATTAAGCAAATCTCTGACGCTGGGCAGGGTACGAACTATTGGAAGGTTGGCGATACCAAAACCATCAAGATCAATGGTAAGGTTGGAGCTTATACGTTCTCCAACGTGTCTGTTGACGCTTACATCCTTGGCTTTGACCACAACAGCGCAAAGGAGGGTACAAACCGTATCCACTTCCAGCTTGGTAAAATCAGTGGAAAAGATGTAGCGCTATGTGACAGTGGCTATAACAACGAGAAGACTTCCGCTGGCTACTTCCATATGAACACATCTCGTACCAATAGTGGTGGATGGAAGTCCAGTGCAATGCGGACAAACCTTGGCAATGGCGGCACGCCTACAAGTCCTGCGGCAAACACCCTCCTGGCGGCGTTCCCAGCCGATTTGAGGGCGGTTATGAAGTCGGTGACAAAGTATACGGATAACACTGGAGGAGGCACAAATACAGCCAGCAACGTGTCCACGACAGTGGACTGGGTGTTCTTGTTGGCAGAGTTTGAGGTGTTTGGAAGTAGAAGCTATGCGAACTCAGCAGAACAGAATTACCAGCTTCAGTATGACTATTATAAAGCAGGTAACTCTAAAGTAGCCTATAATCACAGTGCGACCAGCACTGCTGTGTGGTGGTGGTTGCGTTCCCCCTATTACAACCACATCACCAATTTCTGTCTTGTGTACGACAGCGGCGGCATCCACATCGGCACTGCTTCCTGGTCGGCGGGCGTGCGCCCCGGCTTTTCCGTCTAATCTACCGCAGTGTATCCGAGCATCATCCCGCCCACGACAGTGGGCGGGTGCTCCGGTAGAAGAGAAGGGTTCCGACGAAGGAAATTACGTCGGCGCGAAGCGCCGACGCGATTTTTTTGAAAAATGGCCTTTTTGCAATTTTGCCCAAATTGCTATCACTTGACAGGTCAAAGACTGCATACAAAGGGCAAATGCCGCTATATAATAATCTTTAACCCAGTTGGATGGAGGTTTTTATAATATGGCGACAACCAAACGGGTGTTCACCCTGCGTCTGACTGACGACGTATTTGATAAGATTGGGGCGCTTGCGGCGAGTGAGCACCGATCTATGACAAATTATATCGAATACGTTCTGATCAAGCATCTGGAACAGGCTGAAAAAGAACGTGGGGTGATTGATGCAAAAACAATAAAAGAGGAGTGAAACCGTGTCCGTACTCAAAGCGAAGCGCACCACGAGCAAGGCGGAGTTTATCAATACCGCTAACCAAATCTATGTGGAGACGATAAATTTCCTTACAAGATTATCTGCAAGGTATTCCAGACTGGTTGCTGAGGATATAGCTCATTTGGCTGGTGAGATAGTCGATCAATCTGAAAAGGCAAACAGTATCTATCCATCAGATGACCAGAGAAAGTCGCTACGGAAAGCGCACTTATTGGAAGCAAGGGCTTCCTTGAAAGCGCTGGATGTACGGCTTACACATTGTTACCTTATCATGATGCAGAACCCGGAAGGGTGTTTTACAAACAGCAAGGGCGTCCAGCTGAAATCTGAAGATGCGATTGAAAAGCTGGATCGCATGGCTGAGAGTCTTGGACTGTTGATTGATAAGGAAGACGAGCTTTTGCGTGGCGTTACCAAGGCGCTGGCACAAGGCAAAAAGTAATGAATAATCTATGGGTGTATTTCTGTAAATGAGTCACACTGCTGTGTGGTGGTGGTTGCGTTCCCCCTATTACAACA